GTAATATAATCCTATTGACTTTATTAATTGGTTTAATGGTAGTCACTCTAATCGAATGACTACGACAAAGCTACTAAATAAATTCTATACCCTCTTAAAAGTCTTGAATGATTAGGCCACCATCGAACTCGATAACGGTGGTGTGGTCGCGAAGGTCGGAAAGGCTCTCGATGTCTGTGCCGCTATAATCTTCACAGACCTCTACAAGGTCGCTGTACTCTGTGAACTCACAGTAGAGCGCGATAACGTCCAGTTCGTAAGCTGTGCCGGTGTCCTCTGCAATCTCTTCAAGCCACTCATATAGTGCCGTTAGTGCATCGTAACTGAACGGGGAAGCTCTGTTATAGTTCACGAAGGCGCGGCGAAAGCCGTCAAGGTCGAGACGCTGGCCGATTTCTGTTATTCCTACGTCGGGTTGGCTGTTATTATTGAATCGCTGCGCTATATAATCTGATTTCGCTGCGCCCGTTAGTTGTACGTTGTAATTGCTCATGTTGTCACCTGTGTTTGATTAGTTAATTTTAGATAACCGGCTGAGTATCCAACCGGCTACATGAAGCTAACTAGCATATCCACTCTGAAAGGCTGCTACCATCAACCTCCCCGAACTCTTTAGACAACCTCTCTATTTGTTCGTGGTGCCACATTGCTGACATCTTAATTGCCCACCCTCGCGCCTCTTCCTTTGTATCGCTTACCGTATGAGACCAGTATATACTGCCGCGCTTAAAGACTGCCCATTGTCCGCCGTCTAGTTGTTTCGCTTTATACTTCATATTGTCACCTCCTCTTGTAGCATCTCTAGTACGCATTCCAGCGCCTCCTGTTCGGTCTCTATGCCGCGTGCAGTAAAGTAGTGATAACCTATCCACTGACCATTAAGAGACGTTTGCAGGTTAAAGACTGCTGACTCGTTCCACTCTGCTCGGATGTGTTCGCCGTTGTGTTCTAGTTCCCAATGTTTCATGTTTTATACTCCTGCTATTAACAGCCCGCCAACGTAGGCGAACATGGTGAAAGGAATCATGACCAGTACGAATAGGCCAAGGCCTAACAAGTCTGCTTTCAGTGCTTTGGCGTTGCGTCGCTGCTTTGCTGTTTGTCTCATGTTGTCACCTGTGTTTGTTTGCTTTATGGTGCTATTCTAAACCATCGCCGCATCATGTCAAGAACTCATTTGCATATTGATGTAATTAATTTCCATAGCATAGAGATAAGGAGCGGGCGCGCGCGAATACTACAGAAGACAACCAGTGTCAAGCTTTAGTGTGCAAATATATACCTTGCAATGTGGTTGCTTGTGTGGTACTGGTGTGGTCTGTAGGTATCCTATAGCATACTCACTCCCCAGTTGTACAGATATAAACGTGACTACATTCTGGCTTCTGGTCACCAATTGAGTTGCATGTGTGCCTTGAGTGTGCTAGTGATTACCCGTGACCATTGAGTACCGTCCGGACACCAATTAGGCCTGACAATCCTGTAGCCTATGATAAACAGGGGGCGGGGGGGCCGCTGGTGCTGCGAGTATTGTTACGGTACCCTCTGATATACAAAAAAGTGACCATTTAAGAAGACGTGTGTTACCATAAGTAACAGTATTGTGTGTAAATAGGTGGCCCGTAAGTCATTGATTTATAAGGGAGTTCGCGGGTACACTTAAGTACACTAAAGGGTGGTCTAAATTAACTAAAATACTTCTTGACTTCTAAGCTAAAATATGTTATAATATACCTATGTTATAAATTACTTCATTTAGTTATTAACATTAAGATATTAACAAAAGAACTTAACTAAAGGGTCTTAAGTATACTTAAGTATACTAAGGTAGCCCAAAGGAGTTATATTGACTGATAAAAAAGTAAAGAACCAAGCCTCGAAGAGGATTGGGCGGCCTCCTAAGTCTGAGGTTGTCAGCCGCAAGCGGGGAACCGTAGGGTCAGTAGGTAGACCCAAGGGCGATGCTGCTATCATCAATGAGTACAAGACTAGGATGCTTACGTCTCCTAAGTCTAAGAAGGTCTTAGAGTCTATCTTTGATGCTGCTTTAGATGATGAGCATAAGAATCAGGCTGCTGCTTGGAAGCTAGTGATGGATAGGGTCTTACCTACCAGCTACTTCGAGAAGGATGCCGCAGGCGGTAACAAGGGTGGTATCAACATATCAATCACTGGTGTCGGTGGTGAGAAGACTGTCATCTCAGGTTCCCCTAGTGAGCCTATAGAGGAAGGAGAGTACACCGAAGATGTATGATATCAACCAAGACCTAGATTACTTCACCAGAGAAGAGTTTGCCTGTCAGCACACAGGTGAGAATGAAATTAAAGATACATTCCTATTGAAGCTAGACCTATTAAGAGCAAGGTGTGGTTTCCCGTTTGTTATTACTAGTGGCTATCGTAGCCCCGAACATCCGATTGAATCGAGAAAGGAGAAAGCAGGAACTCATGCCCAAGGCATTGCAGCAGACATTAAAGTTAGTACGGCACAACAAAGGTACACGCTGGTTGAGGAAGCTATCAAGATGGGATTTGGAGGCATTGGAATACACAGTGTGTTCGTCCATATTGATATGCGCAATGTTGCGGATAGTAACTCTCCTGTAATGTGGTTGTACTAGTTTGACTGACTTAAAGGTTGAACTACTACCTTGGCAACAAGAGGTCTGGAATGATGGTGCTCGCTTTCAGGTAATAGCTGCTGGTAGACGTACAGGTAAATCTCGATTAGCTGCATGGAAGTTAATCATTGAAGGTTTGACTACGACTAAGGGTCACGTCTTCTACGTTGCTCCTACACAGGGTCAGGCTAGAGACATTATGTGGCAGACGTTACTGGAAGTAGGTAACCCAGTCATTGTGTCTAGCCATGTGAATAACCTACAGATTAAGCTAATCAACGGTGCTACCATCGCACTCAAGGGCGCTGACAGACCAGAGACCATGCGTGGTGTCAGCCTAAAGTTCTTGGTCATGGATGAGTACGCCGACATGAAGCCAGAGGTCTGGGAGCAAATCCTAAGACCTGCCCTAGCTGACCAGAAGGGTTCAGCGATGTTCATTGGTACGCCTATGGGCCGTAACCACTTCTACGACCTACATCAGTACTCTGTGCTGGCTAAGGATGAAGACTGGAGTGGTTGGCACTTTACTAGTTACGATAATCCGTTACTAGACCCCGATGAAATTAACGCAGCTAAGAAGTCGATGTCAGCCTTCTCCTTCCGACAGGAGTTCATGGCATCCTTTGAGGCAGCGGGTGGTGAGTTATTTAAAGAAGAGTTTATTAAGTTCTCTGAGGATGAACCAGAGGAAGGTAACTACTACATAGCAGTTGATTTGGCGGGATTTGCAGATGTACAGAAAGCTACTACTAAAACTAACAGACTTGACCAAACGGCTATTGCTGTGGTTAAAGCAGGCACTGAGGGTTGGTGGGTTGCTAATATCATACATGGCCGTTGGGGTGTCGAAGAGACTGCCAGACGAATCTTTGAAGCAGTCAGAGACTACAAACCAATCTCAGTAGGTATTGAGAAAGGTGCGTTGAAGAACGCTGTGCATCCTTACTTGAATGACATAATGAAGAAGAACCAGCGGTTCTTTAGAGTAGAAGAGCTTACACACGGTAACCAAAGAAAGATAGACAGGGTTGTCTGGGCACTACAGGGACGCTTTGAGCACGGTAACATCACACTAAACAAGGGTGAGTGGAACACACAGTTCTTAGATGAGCTATTCCAGTTCCCCAATAAGCTTGTTCACGATGACTTGATAGATGCACTGGCCTACATAGACCAACTGGCTAAGGTGGCTTACGCTATTGACTTTGAAGAAGAAGAATACGAATTCATGGACACATACTCAGGGTACTAACTATGTTAGAAGAAAATGAACCATTCCACATCGAACAAACGCTTGAAGACTGGGTTGGTGAGAAGTGTAGTGACTGGCGAGACCACTTTGAAGCTAACTACTCACAACGCTTCGATGAGTACTATCGTCTCTGGCGTGGACAGTGGGCTGCTGAAGATAAGACTCGTCAGTCAGAACGCTCTAAGATTAT